TCCTTACAGTGCTGCGATAATAAAAATAACTAATACAACAGCTACTGCTATTGATACTTTAGGCTTAGCTTTTGCTTCAGCCCATATATTTTTAATAGTTTCCATAGTTTCCTCCTATTTTATTTCACCCCAGTTTTTACCTGACTCATAGTCTACCTTATTAGGTACCTCAAGTCCAACTGCGGATTCCATAATTTCCACTATTTGTTTTGCTTGTTTATCATCTTTGACTGAAATGTCCAGTTCATCATGTACTTGAATATGAGGAATAATTTTTGCTTTATGTAATTCCAACATAGCTTTTTTAGTCATATCAGCTGCTGATCCTTGAATTAATTTGTTTAAAGCTTTGTAAGTAAAAGCTCTTCTAATCCCAGCTCCGTGTTCCCTGAGTGCTTCCTCATGAGGCAAGGCTTTATGAATCCCGAATTGATTAGGTTCCCACAGATGAAACCTACACAATCTTCCGAGTAGAGTTCTAATTTTTCCTGAGTCTTGCGCTCTTCTCATGACAGCATCCATCATTTGTTTAACAAATGGAACTTTGCCATGATATTGTTTAAATAATTCATCCGCTTTTTCTTTACTAACACCCAGTTCAGATTGTAATTTATTTTTTCCCATTCCATAAAATAAACCTAAATTAATGGTTTTTGCTTGATAACGTGGAATCTCAGCCATTTCTGCTACAATACTATGAAAATCTGCGTCGCCAACTTTGTAGGCTTCCAAAACTTCATCAACTCCATATAAATTTTGTAGTGCAGCATAATGTACAACCAATCGTGGTTCCTGTTGATTATAATCAAAACAACCCCAAGTACATCCTTCTTCAGGAATAAATAAACTTCGGATCCGTGGTCCAAGGTCTTTGTTTCTTGCTGGTATTTGTTGTAAATTTGGATTGGAATAACTAAATCTCCCTGTCACGGTTCCACCATTATCGGATCTAAGTTGGTTTATTTCAGCATGTATTCTACCTTTATAAGAATGTTTTAATATGGTATCAATAAATGTGGTATGAGCCTTATTTATTTCACGAGCTCTAGCAATTTTTTTAACGAGTGGATGGGGATGGTTCTGAAGAAAATTTTTTGTAAAGGATGGTGCCTGTGTTTTTTCGGTACGGTCAAAAGGTAATTTCAGTTTTTCAAAAACTTGGGCAATGGATCTTGCTGCCCATATTTGAACATCTATCTGTGTTTCTTTTTTTACTTGGTGCAAGCATCCTTTTTCTTCTTCAACTAATTCTTTTTTTAATTTATGAGCATTTTCAGTATCTACTCGAACTCCCAAAAAACGCATATCAACAAGGCAAGGAAAAAGTTCAGTCTCTAATTCAAAGATAGATTGTATGTCTTGATGTATAATTTCTTTCTTTAATTCTTGCCAAAGTTCATAGGTTATTTCCGCATCTTTCTCGGCATAAGAGCCAACATACATGGCGGGTAGTTTGTACATTTCAGCTTTAGCATCAACTCCCCATTCCTTGGCGGCTGCATATAAGGCAGCTTCATCTTTTCCTTGACCAATGTATCTACGGCTACAATTGTTTAAGTCGTAACGCATTTGATTTTCATCTACTGTGGCTGCTGCAATCATAGTATCAACAATTTTACCTTTAATCGTTAATCCTAGTGATCGTAACCAACATACATCGTACATTGCGTTATGGAATATTTTTATTGCATCCGTGTTTAATACGGATTGAAACCATTTTAGAACTTTTTTCCGATCCATATTACCACCCCCTTCATGAGCAATGGGATAATAACCAGACCATCCTTTAACAGCTACAGCGATTCCTGTGACATCACCACGTTTTGTAACTGAGCCTGAACCCATTTTAATTAGATCAGGATCTTTAGTTTCTAAGTCAATTGCGATTTCGGTATATTTAGATAAATCTGGAAAATCTTCTGGTGGAATCCATTCTGTTTGAGGTTTAAAAAGTGGTATTTTCATTATTTATAATCTCTTTCAATAATCATATCGATATAATGTTTGGCTTTCTCTAAATCCTGCTTTCCTCCTTTATATGCGTGTCTGCAGATGTATTTAATAGCATTTCCCTCCGCAAATTGCAAATTATTATCATTTATAAACTTGCTGGGTTGCACTTTAAATCTACTGTAGTGATTTCCTCCAATTTGTTTTTTGTATGCACTCATGTAAATAAAAAATAAAGTTTAATGCTAAAATAAAATGTCATCATTGATAATAAAACAAGATCACTATCGATTCTGTACATTATACATCCTCCATCGGAAATGCTTTGTTTTCATCTTTCGGTCTTACAATATGTAAATGTTCTTTTGTGCGTGTCGCTCCTACATAGAATAATCTATTTTCATCATCCTTATTTTTTTCATAAGCTAATTGTGTATTGGTTGTAAGATCAGGCAAGATGACCACGTTATCTTCTTCACCACCTTTAACACTGTGTATGGTTGATAATTTAATTCTAGCTTCCTGATTTAATTTTTCTCCATTAGCTCTCATTTTTCTAATGTATGTGATTCTTTTTGATCGAGCATTATCAAAACATTCATGCCATGTTTTTTTGGTGTTAAGGCCATAGCCCTTCGTTAATTGATCTATTCCATAAAGAGCTTCTTTAGATAAGGCTTTTAGTTTATCTTTATCCCAATTAACTGGACTCATATATTGAGAAATATTTATAATATTTTTGTAAGATAATAGTTGTCCTTTTCGTAAATGTTCCCAATTAAGTGCTGCTTCCTGTATGTATTTTTCATATGATTTTTTAAATCTGTTTTCAAAATATAATCCTTTTTCTTTTAATATTTCTTCTAGAGCGTTTAATTGAAATCTTGTTCTAGTTAACACTAGCCAATTTTTACTATCCATATTTATATCCTCAAAATTCCAATATCTACTTAAATGTCCTTTATGTGCTTTAGGATTCCAATTTTTTGGAAGTCTATTTTTTATTCTGTTTATAATTTTATTAGCAAATTCATATATAACTTTTGGAACTCTTACAGATTCTTTAAGTTCTAATGATTTCATTTGGCTTCTTTGAGCAATAAATGAATCTACATCCGCTCCTGCCCATCTAAATATTGCTTGGTCATCATCACCTGCAATAAAAGAATCTTTTGTTTTATCCCAAATACTTTTAGCCATTTTCCATTGCATCAAGGATAAATCTTGTGCTTCATCAATAAATACAACATCAAATTTAGGAGCAGCGTTTTTAGATTTTGTAAACTCTAGAATCATATCGTTATAATCTTTAAGTCCATATTCTTTTTTATATCTTTCTAATTCATTAGCTATGATAACTAATTTATCATATTCTAATTTTTGATTATGCTCTTTAAGATCAAATTGTTGATCCAATTTAATGTTTCTTAATTTTGCAAGATGTATAATTCTTAAATAGTCACTTTTAGTCGTAAATAATCCTGTTTCTTCCTCGTCCCAATCATTATAATCTATAGGTATTTGAATTTTCTTTCCTAAATCTTCGTAGTGTCTTTTTTGCATAACTTTTGTTTTATCCCAACCAAGACGTTTAAATGCCAAAGAATGGAGAGTTCTAAAATAAGGTAAGTCATCTTCAGAATAATTGAATTTTTTCATTGCTCTTTCTTTAGCTTCATTAGAAGCTTTTTTTGTAAATGCAAAATAGCCTATTTTATCTGGATCAGTATTTTTTAAATATGTCTCTACCTGTTCCAATAAAGTATGAGTTTTTCCTGTGCCTGGTGGACCTAATACTATTGTTTTCATCTAAATTTTAATTCCTTTTCCCATTTCTCTTTATTCGTTCTCCATAATTCATATGTATGTTGTAATTTATTTGTTTCCCAAAACCAAGTTTGATACTTTCTGTTAAATTGAATATCTTCTGCTTCTTCTCCAAAACAAGAACTTCTATTTACATACATCCTTTTAATAGGGTGATAAATTGTTTTCGTGCCTCCTATATCGTCTCGAGACCAATACCATTCCCAAAAATACTCTTCACAATATTCTTTGTATGTTTCAAAAGTGGTAATGGAGTGATTTTTTTTAAATTTTTTATAATTTCTTTCAAAAATGCCGTCTCTTTTAGCAACATTTAAAAGAGGATTTAATCTTTTAATAAGATAACTTTCTGTTTCTTCTCTATAGTCATTATCAACAAAATTATTTGAAATTAGTATTCTAATTTTTATATTTCTGAGTTCAGATTTTTTTATCATGTCGATTTTTCTAATTTTGAAATGTTTTGCAAGTTTCTTAATAATTTCATTATTTTTAAGATTTATATTTTGATATTTTTGGTGTCTTTGATGCCAATCTTTTGTTTGTCCAACATAAAGAGATCTGCATTTGTTTTTATGTGTTGTAAATTGCTCTTTTTCTTCACAAAGCACATAAACACAATGTTTATTATCCCATTTCATTAAAATGGATCCTTTGGTTTAAGTTGTTTTGGTTTATATACATTTTCAGGTTTTTCAAAAGCGTCTACAATCATTACACTAGGTCTTTTTTTACCAATATAAATTCTTTCATCTTTACAATTACAATGTTGGATCAATAGATCTTGTGTTGTTTGATGTTTTTCTGGCCACTTTCTTCTCTGCAAATATCCGTGAAAAAATTTATTAAAAATAAAATAATGTTTTCCTCCATTCGTCCATACATTTCCTAAAAATATTTGTTCTTTAGTCGTCGTTGCCGAAGAATCGTTCGTACAATACTCTTCTAAATGATCTTTTAATTGTTCTATTAAGGATGATCCTATTGGAGCTTTTATAATTTCTATATTGGATAGTAGTGTGTCTGTATATTTTTCAAATTCTTTTGTAGTAATTCGTGGAGGTTTTTTATTGATTTGTTTAGTAACAGTTCTTCTGAATAACCTTTGTTCTAATAAAGAATCGATTGTATCTAGTTTTATTCTTTCTCCATCTACATTAACCCAATAATAAGGTTCATCTAGTTCAACTTTTTGTAAATCACTTAATGTAGGAAATACTGATTCTCCCCCTATTCCAAATTTCCTAACTTTACATAAGGATTTATCACAATGATTGCACATAGGTTCTTCATTACATTTGAAACCTAATTCTTTTTTACTATGAAATTTTATTTTTTCTTGAATTACTTTATCATCCAAAGGTTCAACAAAATGAGTATAATTAAATTGATTTATTTTTTTAGGCCATTCCTCTGGCCATTTTCTTTTTGCGTATTGAATATATTGATAAAGAACTCTATCTCTTCCATCGTTTAATTTAAACTGTGTTAAGGATTCTAAACAAGGAGGACCATCACTAAATTCTGATTGAGGTCGTTTAATCTGTAATTTTTCTAGTTGTTCTGGTGTTAGTTTATTTCTTTCATATATTTCAAAAAAACCATCTATATTAGCAGCTTCTCCATTTTCTATAAAGGCATATCTTGTTGTATTATCACCATTAAAGTATGGTAAATTTAAGAAATTTCCTGTATCATCTTTCGATTTTAATTCGATCTGTTTTGGAAAAACTTCCGAGCCTCCATAACCCAATACGGCACTAACTGATAAAAGCTTATCCCGCATCAATTTTGCTTCAACTGGTACTGTTGTAAAACAAAATACGTGTGCTCCTCCACTTTTGGATCTAAAGACTATTAGGGGTAATTTTAATAATTTAATTTTATTAATTAATTTTTGATGATCAAAACCTGCGTAGGAATCTATATCAATACAACCCCATCGACATTTATTATCGTCCGTAATTGGAATGATACCTAAACTAGGTTCTTTACCTTGTAAGTGGTTAGACCAATGATTATTAGTGACTGTTTCTCTTTGAACAAAAGATTTACCTTTAATTTTTTCTCCGTCCGCACCCTTCTTGTCAACATAAGTGACACCATGAGCTCGTTCTAGTCCTAAAAATATCTTTCTAAATCGTTCTACATTCATATTGTTAACAGGGCGGCTTAAGTCTCCCGCTACCGCCCCTTATTCCTCTGCAAAGGAAATCGTTAATATGGTGATTTCGATTCAGATTCTTCAGTTCCGTGTTTCGCGGTTACTTCTCCAGTATTTACTCTTTCAGAGAAATTTTTCGCTACAGCATAAACTGATTGATCTTTTACAGGACCGATTAAAGACACATCCCATCCAAACCATGTTCCTTTGTCATTAGACATTTGAACAGTTTTTAGATTATAAATGTGGCTGTAAGTTGGCGGCGTGAACATTCCGTTCTTGCCCTTCATTTTAATACTCATCATCTGCGAGTTCCATTTTCTACTAATTTTTAATTGAGTAGCTTTCATAGAAACTAACGCTGTTGATGGATTATTGCCTAAAAGAAGTACGAAATGACTTGCCGTTGTTTCAAGATAATTACCATTCGGTAATCTATCTTTATTATCCTTGCCCCTAGTTGTTTTAGGGATGTCATCTCCGGCTTCATAGATATGTACAGGTGCTCCCGTACTAGTACCTCTTTCTTGCCATTCAATGTACTGTCGTTTGTAATAAACAGGCAATACATTTACACCCTTGCTCCCATCGTGAAGTTCATTAGTCACAGTATTAATAATCATGCCAGGTTCTGCACCTTTAACATACTTACTATTCTGTTTACTTACTTCGGGAG